GAAGAAACGTCATCGTTATCAGGATTTATGCCTATGTATTATAATCCTACAACTGGGGAATTAGTTTCATCTAATTTATAACAAGGGGAAACCCCTTAAAACCCATTTGACCCCTTTTTTTAAAAAAGTATAAAAATATTATATATAGTAATAATATAAATGGAAACATCAGTAAATGTTGTAAGGAAAGAAATCGTTAAAATAGACCACGTTGAAAAAGTTAAAATTGAGTTATCTAATTTGATATTAGGTTCTTGTGCTGAATTCAGCGTCTCTCTTGTAAATGAAAATGAAGAACATTTTAAATATCTTAGAGTGAAAATAGAAGGGACTGACTACTTAAATTGGATGAACGATGACACTTATGTCATTAATTATATTTTGAACCATTTAGAGTTAGTTAAAGTGTAAACATACTTTTTAAGAAAAAGTATTTCAAAAAGTATTATATTTATATATGTATATGAAAAAATCTACATATATAAATATAAAAAAAGAAAATGATATTAAAACTCCAGTTATGAAACCAAATTTATCATTAGAAGAACAATTAAATTTTAAGAAGAAACAAGAAAAAAAAACAATTTTACCGAAAAACTTGTTTGAACATACTTTTTAAAAAAGTATATATATAATGGATAATACTCTCTCAATATTACACCATATGTGCTCCCCAATTTTCAGTTAATTCAGTAATATTCGTTTGATAATATTTTTCTATTTCTTTGATTTGTTTTGAATCACGCTGTGTGATAAAATTAATTCCAACACCTTTACGCCCCCAACGACCGCTGCGACCAATACGGTGCAAATAAGTATGAATACAATTTGGTACATCAAAATTAATAACCGTGCTAACCTGTTGAATATCAATGCCGCGCGCAGTAACATTAGAAGAAATAAGCACACGATGTTTTCCATTCTTAAAATCAAGATAACTCTGGTTTCGTTCATTCTTATCCATATTACTGTGAATTTGACATACAGGGAATCCATCTGTTTGCATTGCTTCATATAAATCATTCACACGTTTCACGCTATTACAATAAATAATACATTGACTCATTGAAACCATGCCATAAATATCTTTCAATGTATCATATTTTTGGTCATCGTTATCTAACGCAACATAATATTGACTAATACCTTCTAACGTGAGTTGTTCTGCTTTCACCAAGATTTTTAAAGGATTACGCATAAATTTATCTGTTAGCACATTCAATTCCTGTGGCATAGTTGCACTGAATAGAGCAACTTGGATATTGCTCGGCATAAATTGGAAAATATTATATACTTGTTCTTTGAAACCAGCAGATAACAATTCATCCGCTTCATCAATAATAAGCAAAGATAAATCCTTTTTATACAATTTACCGCGCTTCAACATATCATGCACACGACCAGGGCAACCAATAATAATTTGGGGAGTATTTTCAGTCAAACTTTTTACATTTTCATCAATTGATGTACCACCAATTAATAATTGCGTTTGTAACTTACTAAATTGACTGCCCAACGAATCAATTACATTTTTTGACTGAATAGACAATTCCCGTGTTGGAGACAATATAATTACTTGTGTCACATTTTTATTTACATCTATATTTTGTAAAGCACCAACGGCAAAACAACCGGTCTTTCCGGTTCCAGATTGTGCCTGAGCAATAATATCTCTTTTTAAAAAAAGAGGTGCTATTGCTTTTTTCTGAATTGGACTTGGGTTCTCAAACCCATAATTATATATTCCTCTCAAAAGGTCAGGTTTAATATCCAAGTCTTCCCATGAAGAAATCTCTTTTATTGTTTGTGTTTGTGTTTGTTCTGTTTTAATCGCGGACGTGTCCTGTTCCATCACTATTACTATATTATTTATAACTATATTTAAGTGTATTATTTTTAATTATAATAAAAAATTGATATAAATGTATAAATATAAATGTATAAATATAATTATAAATAATATAGTATTAATATAGTAACAATATAGCAATGATGACAACTACAACATTGCCAATTTCTAATGTTACCACAAGTCAAATTTCACGATTAATTCAATATACAAAAGAAGATTTCAATTCTATTTTAAATAATGGGTTCACCTATAGATTAGATGAGTCTGTTATTAAGATTATACAATCTATATCAGATCAGGTTGGTGCGCCTGAATATATAAAAACACCTCAATTTGAAAAAAAAAATGGAAAAAATATCGATAATTCTGGTTCTTCAACTAATTCTAATTATGACGCGTCTACTGAATATAAGAGTAAAAGCAAAACTAATTATTATGGAAAAAATATACAATATAATAATAATAATAATAATAATAATAATAATCGTCAATATAATAAAAATGGTAATAATAAATTAAAAATTACAGATGAAGATTGGGAATCCATTCGCAAGTTTCAAGCAACTGTTATTGCTAAAAAAGAAGGGGTTGACGCATCTATCGACCAAATCCGTAAACATTTAAATAAAATGACAACAAAAACTTATGATACTCTAAAGAATAAAATTATTGATGAAATCAAATCTATTACAAATAATGCTGATCCTGATAGTTCTGAAATAATTGAAGAATTAAATAAAATTGGCGATTCTTTATTTAATATTGCCAGTGGAAATAGTTTTTATTCTGAAATGTATGCTAAACTTTATAAAGAACTTATTAAAACATTCGCAGTAGATGATAACAATACACATACAAAAACTTCAAATTTTATGGAAATAATTTTCAAAACAAATTTTATTAAGTTTAATAGTCTCTTTGATAAATTTGACTATTGTGACCCTTCAAAAGATTATGATGCTTTCTGTAATAACAATAAAACAAATGAAAAAAGACGCGCAATATCCCTCTTTTATGTAAACCTCATGAAATTAGATATGATTCATCCATCTAATATTATTACTATTATACAAGGGTTACAAGAAACTATTTTAAATACAATTAAATTAACTGACTCAAAAAATATTACTGACGAACTTTCTGAAATTCTATTTATTCTAATTACCAATTCTTCATCAAAAATTAAATCATTTGATAATGCTTCGTGGAATACAATTATTAATTATGTAAATGTATTCAGTAAACAAAAAACTAATAATGAAGTGCCCAGTATTACCAATAAAAGTATTTTTAAACATATGGATATGATTGACGCAATTAATAAATAATAATTTTACGATTCTGATTTCAAATTTTAATTACAATTAAAATTTTTATATTATTTAATTATCAAATAATAATAATATAAAAATATAAAAACGTTATATATACATGGTTCAATCAATATTAAATCCAATAATTAAATATAGTGAAACAACCAAATTGGAAAAAGAAGATAAAGATTATGATTCAACCATTTATGAAATTTCCTTATTTGAGACTAATATTATTATCGCAGTAGGACAACCCAAATATTTTTTTATTGATAAAAATATTATTTTTTTTCCACTTTATTTAGTAAAAGATGATATCGTGGATTCACAGATAGGTGTCTATGAAATATTAAATAACGAATTACCGAATTTGTTGGACGATGATGGCGATATTAATTTAACTATAATAAACCCACCACTACTTTACACTTTTGTGGATCGGTTATTTATTACCGGTATTGATGATTCGATTGATTTAACACTTGGTGATATTGAAGAAACTGATAATATTGCGGAAATAATTAAATTACCATTAACAACTCAAAGCGCAGCAGATGCAATTGCGGAGCGAATACAAATAGATAAAAAAGATAAATCTTACTCATGGATTCAAAAGTTTATGAAAAATAAATATTATGGAATAGTTGATAATGAAGGAAAAGGCGATTGTCTTTTTGCGGTTATCCGTGACGGATTAAAAAGTGTTGATAAATATCTAACAGTTACTGAAATGCGAAAATTATTAGCAGATAATGTAACTGAAGAATTATTTCAAAATAATAAATTATTATATGATAATGCTCTAACTGAGGATAATGAATTAGCATCTGAAATTAAAATTTTCACAACAAGACATAAGGAATTAAAGGAAAAAATTAAAACTACAAAAGATAGAACTACCCAAAAAACAATTATTTCACACGCCGAAGATATACAAAAAAAACATAAAGAAACAAAACAATTACGTGAATATACTAAAGAATTATTAAATGAGTTTGAATTTATGAAAAATATATCAAATATTACACAATTCAAAAATAAAATACAAACATGTAGTTTTTGGGGGAATACATGGGCTATATCTACATTGGAGAGAGTTTTAAATATTAAATTAGTTATTTTATCTGAGGAATATTATAAATCAGATGACGAGGAACACGTATTACAATGTGGACAATTAAACGATTCCGAATTAGAGCGTGAAGCATCTTTTTCTCCTTCTAATTATATACTAGTAAGTCATCAAGGGTCACATTACCAACTTATTACTTATAAAGATTATGGAAGTTTTTCTTTTAATGAAGTTCCATATGATATTAAAATACTTATTGTAGAAAAATGTATGGAACGATTAGCAGGTCCTTATTATATAATTCCTGAATTACGTGAATTTAAAGAAAAATTGAATAATTTTTCATCTAAATTTCCTGAAGAAAAAGAAGCAAACCCATCATCAGTAATGTCAGAAAAAACGAAAGAATCAACTTTTGCAGTCATGGACGTTAATACAATTGAAGAACCAATTCAAACAGATTTATATAATAACACTACTGTTTTCCAGTTTTATTCAAAATCGATGGATAAACCCGCGCCAGGTTCAGGTGCAGGTGAGATGATTGGTCCAGAAGGAGTTAAATCATATGAGAATTTGAAAAAAATTCAATCATGGCGTAAAATATTATCCAATTTCTGGTCTGCATTATTTACATTAGACGGTCATAAATGGTTATCTGTGGAACATTATTATCAAGGTTCTAAATTCAAAAAAAATAATCCACAATTTTATTTGACTTTCTCTCTTGACTCTAATTCTGAACTAGCAAAAAATCCTATTATGGCAAAAGGTGCTGGTGGAAAATCTGGGAAATATCAAGGAATTTTAATTCGTCCTAAAAATATTACGGTTGATGAGGATTTCTTTAAAGGACGCGGCAATGAAGAAATGGAACGAGCAATGTATGCCAAGTTCTCTCAAAATGATGATTTAAAAAAAATATTATTGGATACAAAAAAGGCAAAATTAACACATTATTCCAGAGGAAATCCACCAGTAGTGTTTTACGATTTGATGCGCGTAAGGAAACAATTGGCAGAATAAAAAAGAATAATTAATAACCAAAATAATAGATATTAGTGATTTACCTACTTAAAGAAACTGTCATGAATTCGGTTCCAAACTATTCTATAAAATGAGTTTTGGACATTTATAAATGTCCATTTTTCAATTTTGTAGAATAGAATGAACATAAAAAAAGTGAAAAAAAGTGATTGTCAGCATAATGGTCTATTTTTTATTTTGTCATTAAATTAGTTGTTATGATAACTTTTTTATAAAATTATAAAATAATTAATTTAAAAGATTTAGGCGATTTTTATGTTGTATTAATATACAACAATGACAACAGAAAACTCGCAAAAACTCGCAAAAAAATATAATTGTGAATTATGTCATTACATATGCTATAAGAAAAATGATTTTAATAAACATTTAATGACTACAAAGCATCAAAATACAACAAAATACAACAATAATGTCGCCGAAAATGCCATAAAATATATATGTGAAGAATGTAAAAAAATATATAATCATCGTGCATCATTATATAATCATAAAAAAAAATGTAAAGGAAATACTATTACCGACGACACTATTACTGATGAGACTAATATTGACGAGACTAATATTGACGAGACTAATATGAAGGATATTATATTAAATATGATTAAAAGTAATGAAGAATTACAGAAACAAATGATCGAAGTTTGTAAAACAAATAATAATTCAACGAATATAATTAATACAAATAATACAAATAATACAATCAATTCCAATAATAAAACATTCAATCTTCAAGTTTTTTTGAATGAGCAATGTAAAGATGCCATAAATTTAACCGATTTTATTAGTTCGATCGAATTGAAAATATCAGATTTAGAAAATATGGAGAAATTGGGATATACTGATTGTATGTTTAATAATATATTCGGTAATATGGATATTCTTGATATTTGTTCCCGTCCCTTTCATTGCAGTGACCTGAAAAGGGAAATCATCTACATTAAAGATAACGACGTCTGGGAAAAGGAGGATGCTGAACACAGTAAACTAAAAAATGCCATCAGGACTATTGAAAAGAAGAATTTTAAACTGCTGAATGAATGGACCGAAAAACATCCTACTTTCAGGGATTACGACTCGCCTTATAATGATAAGTATTTAAAAATTGTTGGACAAACCATGAG